ACGAGGTGAATCATGACTGTCGGAACCGTCAAGACCCAAGGCACCCACGCCTATTTCATCGACCACACCACGACCAGTGACACGGACCTCGTGAAGCTGGCGTGTCCGACCGGTGTCACCGGCCTGGGCGGGGCGAAAGACCAAATCGAAACCACGTGCCTGGACACGACCGGCGACAAGGAATTCGCCGCCGGCCTGGGCAATCCGGGCCAGGTCTCCGTGCCGTTCAACCTCATCCCGCGCGAGCACTCGCACCAAATCCTGTTCGACCTGAAGGAAGCCGGCGACGTGCTCAAGTGGTACGTGGGTCTGTCTGAGAGCGCCACGCCGCCCACGGTGAGCGACGATCACCTGTTCGTCGTGCCCACCGATCGCAGTGGCTTCACGTTCGACGCCTACATCAGCGACGTGAACATCGACATCGCCACCAACGAAATCGTGCGCGGCACGCTGACGTTGCAGCGCTCGGGCGCCGTCGTCTTCCATCCCTACACCCCGGCATGAGCCGGCTCGATCCGGCGCTGTTCATCGGAGATACGCCGGTCTCCAAAACCGTCAAGCTCGCTGACGGGAGCGAGCACACGTTCTACTTCCGCGAGCTGTTGGCCTGGCGCCTGGGGCGCTATCACGACGAACTGGCGTCCCCCGACGCCAAGGTGTCGGAAATGGCGCAATCGCGTCTGCTGGCCGACGGTGTGTGCACCGCGGAGGGCGAAGTTGCCATGACCCCGGAGGAAGCTCACCGGCTCAAGCCGCTGGTGCAGTTGCGGTTCCGCCAGGCGCTGTTCGAGGTCAACGGGCTGAGCAACGCCGCAAAAAACGGCTAGGGGCCAGGGGCGGGGAGTGGTTCCGCCACACCCTCGCTCTCGCGCTCGGCCGCACCGTGGCCGAGTTGGACGCGTGCATGACGCAACGGGAGTTTGAAAGCTGGGTCGCGTACTACCGGCGGTTTCCGTTCGATGATTTCCATCGTTACCACCGGCCTGCCGCGCTCGTGACGGCCGCCCACAATGGACGGCCCATCAAGGAAGCGCTAGATTACCTGCAGCCTGAGGCCGTGCCCGACGGTATGACGCAAGCCGACTTCAACACGCTGAAGGCCTTCGGGATCGATCCCAACAAGATGGGGTGACACATGGCAGCCGGTTCGATCATCATCGACCTTTTGATGCGTACGGGCTCGTTCGAGACCGATACGAAGCGCGCTGAGAAAACACTGCAGGAACTGCAGGATCGCGTCACCAAGGTCGGAACAGCTATCGGCGTGGGGTTGGTGGCCGCCGGTACCGCAGCTTTCGCCGCGTTCTCGCATTTCAGTGCGATGGCGGGCGAGTTCAAAGACCTCGAAGAAGAGACCGGCGCCGCAGCCGAAGCGCTGGCCTCGTTGTCGATCGCAGGCGCCGTCGCTGGCGTGAGTGTGGCAGACCTCGCAGGCCAGATGAACCGGCTCACGAAGAACCTGAGCGGCGTGGACGATGAGTCATCGGCCGCAGGCGCGGCTCTTGCGGCCTTGGGCATTCCCATCGAAGACTTCAAGCAGCTTGATCCTGTCGGGCAGATTGACGCGCTCACGAAGGCCTTCAATTCGTTTGCCGACGGGTCGTCAAAGACCGCCGTAGCGATGGCCCTGTTCGGCAAGCAGGGCGCGCAGATGCTGAAGGTCTTCAAGGAACTGGAGTCCGAAGGCGGGCGCCAGGTGATCCTGACGCAGCAGCAAATCGAGCTGGCCGATGAGCATGCGGACAAGGCTGCCAAGCTGCGCGCCACGCTCACGGCGTACGCACAGGCTGCGGCTACCGACGTGCTGCCAGCGATGAACGAACTCACCGAGGCTGCCAAAGAGATGATCGCCGAGTTTACGGGGATCGACAGCGCCGGCAAGAAGCTTTCCGGCGAGAGCCCCGTGAAAGAGTTCGCCGAGAAGGCCGTAGACGCCTTGGCGTTCATCGTGGACGCCGGGCAGGGGGTGGTACGTACCTTTCAGGTGATCGGGCGGACCATCGGCGGCACTGCGGCCGAGTTGGGTGCGCTGGCTCATGCGGACCTGGAGGCGGCCCGCCAAATCTCGAAAGAGGTGCAAGCGGACATCGACAACATCCTGAACGAGGATTTGTTTTCGAAGCGCATCGAGCGCATTCGCGACAAGGCTCGTCAAGCGGCTGCACAGGCTGCTGAGGTCGATGTGGGCGGTACTGGCAAAGGCAAGTTCGGCGATGAGCTGGTGTTTGACGGGAAGCAGAAGAAAGCTACCGCAGAGCGTCAATCGGAGGCGGAGCGCTACCTCGAATCGTTGCAGAAACAGTCGGAGAAAACGCAAGACCTCTCACACGCTGAGCAGGCCCTTGTGGACATTCAGGCGAAGCGTATCAAGGGCCTCACGCCGGAGCTTGAAAAACAAATCATCGCGGAGGCCAACCTCCTGGACGTATTGCAGGCGGTGAAGGCCTTCCGTGACGGTGAGGTGGCCACGCAAACGGCGATCGGCAAGGCGCAGGCATCGTCGCTCGAAGAACTGCGCAAAGGTAATGAAGAGCTGCGAAACGAAATCGAGCTCATCGGGCTGTCCAAGGAAGAGCAAGCGGCCCGCGAGTTGCAGCTTGTACGGGTCGCTCGCGCCGAGAAGCAAGCCACGCTCGCGAAGAAAGAAGCGCAGGGCGTGGACGAGACCCAGTTGCAGGTGTTGCAGCAGGAAATCGACTTGCTCACTCAGCGCGAGTCGCTGCTGATCGATCGCGCGGACCGCACGGCCGAGGAGCAAGGCAAGCAGTTCGCGGCGAAGACTGCGGCGGACACGCGCGACAAGCTGGCCGACGAAATCGAACAAGGCCTCATGGAAGGGTTCCGGCGCGGTCACTCGCTCAGCGATATCTTTCTACGGGAGCTGGAGGCGCAGTTCGCCAAGACGGTATTGCGCCCGATCATTCAGCCCATCGCCGACGCCCAAAACAGCGCCATCGGTTCATTGCTGGGCAGCCTGGGCGCCCTCTTTGGTGGCGGCGACGTGCCGATCGTTTCGGGCGGTTCGCCCGATAGCGCGACGGGCGACCTCATCCGCGGGCGTCGCGCCATCGGCGGCCCGGTGAGCGCAGGGCAAACCTACCTAGTGGGCGAACACGGCCCGGAACCCTTCGTCCCCAATACCGCCGGCCGCATTTACCCCACCAGCGCCTTGGGTGGCTCTCGTCCGGTGAGCGTGCAGGTGCAAAACAATGGTCAGCCCGTACGTGCATCTGCCACGACCGAAGAGACCGACACGGGTACGCTCGTGCGGATCGTTCTTGATGCTGTGGCTGGCGATGTGGCCAGCGGCACCGGCAAGGTGTCCAAGGCGATGAAGTCCCGCGGCGTGAATCTCAACGGCAGCCTACCGGTGCGCGCATGACCTTACCTGCTATCACCACGCCCGCCGGCACGCCGAAGTTCCTCGCGTCCAGCCACACTGTCACTGAGGACAGTGCCTATGCGGTCGTGAAGTCCGCGACGGGGCATAGTCGTCAGCGTCGCGTTTGGACCGTGACTGAACGCCTGGTGAACGTGGAATGGTTTCTCGAAGAAGACTTGCTGATCGCCACAGAGGATTGGTACGAAAACACCCTGCAGGCTGGCACGCGCACATTCAGTGTCCAATTGCGCAACGAAGGTGCCACACCAGACCTTCTGTGGTGGGAAGTGCGTTGGATATCGTTCCAGACCGAGATGATGAACTACGGTCGCGGCAGGGTGTCCGGGCAGCTCATGTTGTTTGGTGAGGGCAGTAGCACGCCGCCGGAATTCGGTGTCCTTGCGATGGAGGTTTCACTACCGCTGGACGCGGTGCCTGGGTCGGTCATCGTTCCGGTCGCTTATGGTATGGAGGTTTTCCTGCCGCTAATCGGGGGTGAAGTTCATTTTGGGGTTGAGTACGATTTGCCACTGGAGAGCCAAGATGACTTCGTGCCGCCGGCATCGCAAACTTGGAACCCCGCAGACACATCCGCTTATCTCGCGTTGTCCAACGGTAATCTAACCCTGACTCGCTTGACGGGGGGCCCTTCTGATTACGTGATGAGTCGTGCGCTTGAACCGGGCTTGGACGGCAGCAATCGGTACTGGGAGCTGGACCTGGTCACGCTGCCCAACCGCTACGTGATTGCAGGCGTGGCAGCACTTTCAGATACCGCCGACTACGTCGGTCACGGTGCTGGTGGCTGGGGGTACGCGGTGATCGAGGGCGCGCTGTATCACAACGGCGCGCAGCCTTGGGCGCCCGGGTCGTTACCAACTGCCGTGCAGGGCGATGTGTTGATGTTCGCGCTCGCGAACGACGGAAAATTCTACGTCGGCAAGAACGGCGCATGGTTCAACAGCGGCGATCCTGCCGCCGGAACCGGCTCGCTTGCAACTGTGACGGGCACGCCTTATCCGGCTTGCAGCATCTACCTCCCGGACGGCTATGTCGTCACCGCGCATTTTGCATCGGCTGATTTCGTCCACACCCCACCGAGTGGCTTTGTGCCCTTCCCGTGATGGCAGACCTCAACTATCCCACCAGTTTGCCTTGCCCGCGCTCGATCACGGTTACGCCCTGGGAGCGTCGGCAGCTTGCCGCCGTTGATCGCCCACGCGAGGCCCGCGCCCTGCAGCGTGACCGGGCTACTTATGAGCGCGTGACTTGGCCTCCGCTGACAGGCGTCCAGGTGGACATCCTAATGTCTTGGTGGCGGGAGAATCTCGTGATGGGCGGGGCGTGGTTCGTGGCCAACTGGCCCACACCGCGCGGGTCGATTCCAATCGTTCGTAAGTTCGTTTCACAACCTCAGCGGACCTACATCGCGCCCGGCTTCTGGCAATGGTCGGCGATGTGCGAGACCCGCGGTTTAAGCGAAATTCCGCAGGCTGACGAAGTTGACCCTTACGCCGCTTTTGTACGACTGCTGATGCACTTCGAGGATGAGGAAGGAACCCGCCCCGTAGTAGATGTCCGAGGTCACACAGGAACTTGGCGGCAAGTTAATGATCCGTTTTCAGAAGGCACGCCATCAGGGATTACGACTTTCGCCCCTTTGATGGGCTCATCGTCTGTGCGATTCGCACCTTACGGCACCACGCGTCCTCCATTTGCAAGTGGGGCGCTGATCGCTATGTACCCATCATCAGATTTTGCGATTGCTGGTGATTTCACTGTGGAGTTTCTCTTGCGGCCGGAGGGCTCCTGGCGTAGCGCCGGCAGCAATTTCAACATTTTGACGACCTTCAGTACGAGCGGTGCGGGCGAAACGGGAGATTGGGGTTTCGCGATGACCACCGAGGGCAAACTCGCCTTCGGTATTCAAACAAGCCCCACGCATACAGCGGTGGTTGAAACAAACGCCTGGGGCCTAGAAGGCGTGACGACTGCCATCGCTGCGGTGCGCTCTGGAGACACCCTACGTTTGTTCACTGATGGCGTCTTGCGCGATACGGCAATCGATGCTTCTGTCACGCTCACTGACAGCCGTGAAATAGGAATTGGCGCCGCCCCTGACTGGACGAGCACGTTTTTCAACAACCACGCTGCGGGCCTGTTCGATGAGATTCGTTTGACCGCGTTTGCGCGTTATGGGCCGGCGGGCTACACGCCACGAATCGCACCGTTTCCTAACCCCTAGAGAGCTGCCCATGAGCGACATCGTTCGACGCGGAGTCACCCTCACGCAGGCCCTACAGGAGGCCGCAGCCGTTGCCCCAATTACGCGGGCGATGCTGTACGCCTATGAGCTGTGGCACCCGACGCTGACGGAACCCGTCCGGTTCGTCAATGACAAGGCGCCGTTGATCGCCACGTTGGAGCCGGACGCACCGCGCAATCCTTCTGAGGCGGTGGAGTTCATGGCGTGTCCGTTGGCTCTCGAACGACCTGAGGAATCGGATACGGCGTCCACGCCCACGGTGACGCTCAGTCGGCCTGACGTGGCGGGGCTGTTGAAACCACTATTCGATGCGGCGCGCGGGTCGCTGGAATCGTGGACGCTCATCGAACGTGTGTACGCCAGTGATGACACTTCACGTCCCGCGTTGCTGCCGCCGCTGAGTTTCGAACTGAGCGCGCAAGATGCGGCCGGCGCCGAGGCGAAACTCACGGCGAATTTCGACGACGACGCCAACGTGGCTGTGCCGCGCATCACGTTCAAACGGGAAGAGTACCCAGGGCTGATGCGATGAGACACTGGGCCTCACCGTGGATAGGCACCCCATGGGCGCCCGCGCGCAACTGCTGGTGGCTTTTCAGACGAGCGTGGGCGTGCCGTTGGGGGGATGATCTTCCCGTGGTGCCCACGGACGAACCGCCAGGCCCTGTTGCGGTCCGCGAGGTTGCTCGCGTTGGCCGCGCCCGCCGCGTGGGAGAGCCGGCAATTGATGGGGACGCCGTCATCATGCGTACGACGGTGGAGGTGCACATAGGCATGGCCGTGCAGCTCGGGCATCATTTGGGGGTGTTGGATACGGTGCAAGGCAGCGGTGTGAGATGGCTGCCCTGGGACGTGGCCACGCGGGGGTATGAAATCGAATTGTGGAGGCGTGCATCATGAAACCGCCGGTTGTGGGCGTGTGTTCTAACCCTCTGGTTGGGATGAAGCCGCAGGACATGCGCGTAGTACGCAGTGGCTTGCCCATTAGTACGTTGGCCCCCCTCAGCAAGGGCCGTTTGGTGTGCCGTGTTAACGGGGAGTGGTTGCTGCGCGAGTCGTGGGCTAGTTTGACTCGCGACAATGACATCGTGGAGTTCTACGATTTGCCCGAGGATAAGGAAGATATCCGCGGGTTGCTCCAAGTGGCCGCGATTGTCGCATCGTTCATCCCTGGCCTACAGCCGTTCGCTTTGTACATCTACGCTGCCAATGCCGCGTACAACCTCCTCGTGCCGCCTTCCACGCCCAAACAGCCGGCGCGGCCACAGGACACGGGCGGCGGGGTCTTCAGCACGAGCCTTGCAGGCAATGCAGCGAGGTTGGATCAGCCCATTTGGAGAATCTGTGGCCGTCGCGAAATCAATCCGCCCTTCGCGGCGCAACCGTATTTCGAATTCTTGCCACGCGTGGGCGCCTCGGACCCTGACCTAGACCGCGAACAGTATTACTACGCGCTCTTTGCTGTGGGCATCGGGGATTACAACGTCATCGCGAAGATCGGAAACACGCCCATCAGCCGTTTTGCCGATGTGCTGACTGCGGAGTATCTGCCTCCTGGCGTAGCACCTACTGCCGTAGCGGCCAACGTGACCACAGCTGACGAAGTGTCGTCTCAGGTCATGGAGTCGGGACGTTACGTCGGGGGCTTCGCGGCTTGCGCGCCTCGCCGCACTTGCGCCTACATCGGCGTCGATGTGGTGGCCACTCGCGGCCTGGGCAAGACCGCAGCGCTCACCGTCGAATGGCGTGTGGAGACGAGGCCCATCAATGACTTCGGACAAATCCTCGGGGCCTGGACGGTCCTCGCCACCGAGTCGCGTACGGCGTTCACGTCTACCCCGCAACGATGGTCCAACAAGTACCCCATTAGCACCCCCGCCCGTGTGGAAGTGCGGCTTGTGCGTACGGACATCAAGGATGAAGACCCGGCTGCCCTGCACGAGATTGCTTGGACCGGGCTTCGCGCATATCTTGCGGAACCGGCGCCACTGAACCCGCACGCGTCGCACTATCAAATCGTGATGCGCGCGTCGTCGCAGCTCTCACAGAGCGCGAGCCGCGACCTTCGGTTGATCGTGTACGGCAAGACCCGTGAGCTGGATGATTCCCTCGTGTGGTCGTCTGGCGATGTTCCCACGCGCAACGGGGCGTGGTATCTGCTGGACCTCATTACTTCCGACACGTGGGGAATCAACAAGCCCGACGATCGCGTGGACCTCGCTTCCTTTCGTGCGCTGGCTCTCACGGCTGATGACCGTCAAGACCGGTTCGACTATGTCTTTGACAGCACGATGAACGGCTGGGACGCCATGCAGCTCATTGCACGTTCCTGTCGAGCTCGGGTGTTCCGCCGTAACGGCGTGATCAGTGTGGCGCGTGATGAGCTCGCCGATTTGAGCGTGACAGCATTCACGCCGCGCAACTGCGCGCCCGGCATGCACATCAGCGAGAAGCTGCGCCAGCGCCGTACGCCCGACGGGATCATTATCGAGTACCAAGACCATCGCACCTGGGAATGGACGCCGATCGAGTGTCCGTGCCCCGGTGTCACGGTGATGAGCGATCCGGTGCGCATTCGCCTGGAGGGCGTGGTGGGTGCCACGCATGCCGAGCGCGAAGGTCTGTACGAGGCGGCGAACTTGCTGTACCGCACGCGAGTGGCTGAGTGGGTCACAGAAATGCAAGGGCAACTGCCGGCGTATATGAGCCCTGTCGATTTTGTTGCTGACATCCAGGGCTATGGTTCCTCAGGCGACGTTGCTTTCTGGGATGTCGGCGCGTTGACGATGACGCTGACGGAACCTGTTGACTTCAGCGCTGGCCCACTGTTCCTGACGCTGATCCGCGATGACGGTACGCTGACCGAAGCCGTGGAAGTCACTGCCGGTTTGTCTGTTCACGACGTGGTTTTCCCGGAAGCGCCTGACTTTCCTTTGGTGCTTGATGACGGCACTCGCGAGCGGCCGAAATACTATCTTGGTGCCAAGGATGTGGTACGCGTCCTCTCAATCGAGGATGGCGGCAAGAGCGACGACGGCGCACAACTCTACTCGCTACGCGGCGTGATCGACGACGAACGCGTGCACACTGCCGATGTGGCATTACTGCCTGGGCCTGGTGACCTACAAGATCCTGTGGGCGATCCTGACGACACACCCGATGAAGGTGGCGGAGGGGAATCGTTGGTGATCGTGAACGTCGAGGATTACACCGTCACTTCGCAAGCGCAGTCGGGCATCGGTGACCTCACACAAGACATTGTCGCAACCTACCGGTTGCGCGATAACGGCACCGCGGAGTGGGAAACCCAGAACGGTTCCTTTGGCCATACCGGTCCTGTCACGCTGGCGCGGCAATGGTCCTACTATGGTGAGCTGGAGCCTTCCACCGCGGCGCTCTTCGAGGTGCGCGCTACCGTTCTGTCGATCGATAGCGCAGCCGGAAACGAAGTGTTCACAGGCACCACTGGTAGCTGGCTGCCATTCGATGCCGAGTGGACGTTGACTAGCCCCTTCGTAAGCGACCTCACGGACCGGATCACTTCCTACACGCTGTTCATCGAAATCCGCGAGGTCGCTACAGGCATCGTGCAAGATTCGGGTAACGTCACTTTGCTTTGTACGATTCTGGAAACCGGGGGTTGATCATGAGCAAGTTCACTGACTACGCTGAGAACAAGATCGCGGACTACTTGCGCGGGCAGGGCCTCACGTTGCCCGACAGCTGGTGGTTGGCGGCACTCACCGCAGCAAGCGATAGCAGCGTGACCGAGAACGCGGCCGGTTTGTCGCGGTTCGAGATTCCGCGGGCGCTGGCGGATTGGGCCGGCACACAAGGCGCAGGCACGACGCTCGTAAGCAACGGCACGAGCCACACCACCAGCAACAATGCGGAAGCGGACCTGGGCACCGCGCATACCCCCGTGACTGTCACACACATCGGCCTGTACGACGATGACACCGCAGGCAACTGCTGGATGTACTGGCAGCTAGAAACGCCGCTCGATATGGTCTACGCTGACCCGCTGGTGCTGGATGCCGGCCGCGTGCAGTTCATGCTGGGCAACACGGGTGGCTGCACGGACTACCTCTCGAACAAACTGATCGATCTGATTTTCCGTGGTCAGGCCTTCGCGTGGCCAGCGACGATCTACACGGGCGCCTTCACGGTTGCGCCAACCAATGCCGGCGGCGGCACCGAGGTGGGCGGGGGCGTGGGCTACGCGCGTGGCTCGATCGTGCCCAGCCTGGCCAACATCAGCGGAACCCAAGGGGCGGGCACAACGGTTGCCAGCAACGGGACGGGGGGTCGAATCTCGAACAATATTGCCGTCGCGCACCCCACGCCTACCGGGAATTGGGGGACAATCGTAGCCGGTGGCCTGTTCGACGCCTCCAGCGGCGGCAATCTGCTGTTCTGGCATGCGCTGAATAGCCCTACGTCGGTGAGCTTGGGGAGTCCGGCACCCACATATCAACCTGACGCGTTGGGGATCACAGTAGCATGACACCACCGAGAGGCAACACGACCATGCGGGTACGCAGGGAAGATGACGACGAAACAGCGGCCGTCGCCCATCGCAAGACGCTGTTCCAATTCTCGCCTGAGGTCAACTCGGGCACCCTCCTCCAGGTCATTGTCATCGTTGTGGGAGGCGTGATCGCCTTCACAACGCTTCAAACGCGCACGGAAGCTCTGGATCGCCGGGTGACTGAGCAAGAGCAGCGGAACCAGCGTGCGCTCGATGACCTGAAGGCCGA